CTGGGTTAGCACGATACTCTGACATAACTCCAGTTGCGCCAGATGTTCCACCAGTAAAAGTTTCACCAGTAATAAATTTTTGTTGAGAAGATATGTAAATATATTTGTTACGACCATCTTCTACTAATATTGTTGCAGTTGCTTTAGATGTTGAACCTGTAATGGTTTCACCATTTGTAAATAATCCTGTACTACCAGCACCAATCTCTGTAACAACTCTTTCACCATCTTCTAGTAAAATAAATTCTAATGTGTTTGTTTGCTGTCTTAAATAATCTATTTCACCAACATAGACTATTCTACCTGCCTCTAGATATTGATAATATTGTTTAAGAAATTTAACAAAGACAGAATGGTCATCTCGTACAAAGTCAGGTACCTGCCCCTCAATGAGTGGGGAAATTTTAGTTAGTAATTTTGAATTATTTTTTGACATTCATCTAATACGCCGAACTCGTTGGTGTAGATGAAGGTGTTGATACAGTTGTAGTTGAAGTTGTACCTGTTGCGGTAACAGTATATCCTACACCTGTAGTTGCTTGTGCATCAACAGTTCCACCTGTTGTTGTATTAATTGTATCAATTTCTAGTATCTGATTTCTTACAGGCACTACATCATTTGAATTTGGAATTACTGTTATACGAATCTGTGATGATGATGCACCATCTATATCTGACACTGCAGAAATTAATAATGAAGTCGTACTAATTACACCAGTAGCATAATTAACTGTTCCAGCTGCAGAGTTTAGATATGTTCTAACTGCATCTGTAGATAAAGAATAAATTCTCAAATTACCAGAACCATCATCATCAAAAAAGTATTCTGTTTCTGTACTGTTATCTAAATAAAATCCTGTTGAAGAAACGATTCCGCCAGCAGATGTATTATAACCCATATATGGATTATAGAAAGCATTGTTATAATTAATCGTATAAGAAGTTGATGCCAATACTGGTGTAAAATATTTACCCATAGTGACTGTAGTCGTATTGTTTAAAATAGCTGTATCACTATCATCAATCAATCCTGTAAGTTTAGAATGTCTAAACGAACTATTAAATTCTTGTAAGTCACTTGTATTGTAATTAGAAATTGTTGTTGCAATTAAAGAAGCCAAATCATCTTTAGTAGATGTTGTTGCAGATGAATCATAATTAAATGTAGTGTTTAAAATTAAGTAAGTTGTTTCTGCATCTACAACCACTGGTGTAATTGAAGCAACTTTAAATGGACTGAATGCAGACACCAAGTTACTTTTTTGTACAGTGGTTAAGTTTGCACCAGTTGTAGGTTTAATTGAAATAAACACTTTACCATATTCTGGGTTACTTGATACTCCTGTGCTTGTATCGTAACTACCATCTTCTCCACCCCAAACAGAAACCGCCTGAGTGTTTGCAAATAATTTTTTAGTAAATGTTTTATAATCATCTACTGTTACACATCTTCCTTGAGCTGCATAATCTAATGGTGCATTTAATTTTATTGATTGTATACTTTCAGATTCAGAACCACCTATTGCACTTGTAACTGTAGTAGTTGTAACTCCAGTAACACCATCTATACTTGATGGCGAACCAAATACAGTTGCTCCATTTGAAGCAGTTTTATTTGTAACTACATATTGTAGTATAACAATGTTGCCGTCTGATAATGCTCTACTAACTGTACCATCACCAAAATAAATTTCAAACAGACCACTATCAGTTTCTTGTAAAAAATAAACTGTACTTGATGCAGACAGTTGAGTTATATCTGTTGCCTTAGTGTAAGTTGTAGTTGTTGAATCAGAAGCTGAATTTTGTACTTTAACTTTTAATGTTGTAGTATCTGAACGAGCATCACTTAATAAAAATCTTTGGTCAACATCAGAAGTATCTGCTGTATATCTTGTAGTAACATAACTGCCTTCATAAATGTTTATACTATCAAAAGGAATTGAAGAACCTGTACTGTTAGAAGTTATATCTGAAACTGTAACAAACTGAAAACTTGTTCCGTCAACACTTGTTGTGAATGCTGTACCTGCAGGCATTGTTTTTGTACTTGCAGTTGTAAACAAACTTACATTGACTGTAGCAATAGGAGCTCTTGGTGATGATACTTCATAACCTAAAGTCTTTGCGTGAGATACCACACTTGAACGAAGCGCAGCACTATCTAAAAACATTTCATTTGCCAACATGTTAGCATTGAATCCTAGATAATGTGTATTGTATGCAAGAGTATCTAATAGAACACTCATACCAGAACCTTCAAAGTCATAGTCTTTAAATTCTTGTTGTGCTTTTAAAAATGTTTTTAAATTATCTTTGATGTTATCAAAATCTAATTCGGTTACTCTAAGTTTTCTTTTGTTAGTTGCCATCTATCTTAATCTCTCTAGTAATATATCAAATTCTACTAATTCTGTGGGTGCGTTTACTACATAAAAATGTATTGTTAATTCGTATTCATTTCTATCTATATTTGGTGTAGCTGTAATTCCAACCAATCTTGCTCTAGGTTCATAGTTCTCAATAACATCTTCTACCTTTCTAGCAATGATTTGTGCAACAACAGGTGTCATTGGTTCAAATAACATTGCACGAACACCACCAGCTATCTCTGGGTGAAATGGTTTTTCGTAATGATTTAATAATACTAGATTTCTTATAGACCTTTTGACAGCCTGTATATCAGTTATTTTATTGACATCCGAACCCACTATTTTCTTAGTAAAGAATAAATCTAAATCAGAGTATTGTTTGACATTACGACTAATATCATTCTGAGCTTGTGCGTCTGTATAAGCTGACATTGGAAATTCCTAGTTATTTAATTATTATTTATAAGAGATATGAGTAAGAATTGATTTTATTATTTATCATCTTCATTAACATTAATCTCAAGGACTATATTGCCCTTGCCTTCAGCTTCCTGGTCACCTTTAGTTGCATCTTTAGTTGCATCTTTAATTAATGTAAATCCTTTTTTAATTGTGTCTATACCTATATTATCTATTTCTTTCTCTAAATCTTTTACTAATGTAATTCCGTCTTTGACTTTATCAACTATTTTTTTAGCTTCACCAATAGCACCACTAATACCTAAAGCATCTAACCCAACACTCGGCAAAGTTTTTATATATGCTTCTATTGTAGCAGCACCCTCTTGCATTTTAACTTTTTTTGAAACTGTTACTACTTTACCACCAATTATTTTTTTATTATCTGCTTCACATGTTGCTTCCATAATTTTTTCGAAGTCTAAATTTCCAAAGGCTGCAGCAAGGTCTGCAACTTTGTTTGCATATGCTGTAGCATCACCGACTAATTTTTTTAAGTCATCTACTGAATCTTGCAATCCTAAACTTTTAAGAGTAGGTAATTTTGGTACTAACCCTGCTAACTTTTCTTGTGCTTTATTAGTTTCATCAATTACCTCAGTGCTCAACTCTCCTGCAGTTTTGGCTGGGCCCTCTTCTAATTTTTCAAGTAATTTATCACCAAACGCATCTATTCCATTTAACATTTCATTTAGTTTTGTGGATGCACCACATACTGCGGATGTTAAAATTTTAAAATTTGCCATATCAATCTCCTATGCTGTTCTTCTCCACATGTATGCTGTGATGTATGGTTGTACAATGTCATGACTATGAGCTGCACCACCACCAGTTGATGATGTTGGATGCAACGAGGTGCCTGAAGTATTACCCTCTGATAAATTATCATTATCAGTATCATTTGTACTCATTGTCACATTGTGAGTATGAGCTGGTATTTCAGCAATCGTTAATACATGAGAATCTGTTTTTGCACCACCTGTTTCTCGTACTGCATCAAAATCAGTATCGGTTGAATCAACACCTACTATAACTCTACCACTTCCAAATGCTGACCATGTTCCAAAACCTAATAGTGTGCCTGGATTTGTTGCAACACCAGCATTGATGTATATAGAACCAACAGGATAAACCGACAGTAAAGCTTGTGATAATATTTGTGATTGTAAACCAACATCACCACCAGTCAATTTCAATACTAAATCATCAGTATCAGCAACTTCAAGATTTATCTTAGTTGAATCTGTTTCATCAATTTTTACATCTGCCATATCTTATTCTCCTATGCTTCTGGTGCTGATGTAGGGTTAGAACCTAGTCCAGGTGTATCTCTATGTATATGAGCTGTAAGTTCGATTGCTGTACTTGAACTATTAGTTGCTGTAACTGTACTTCCGTCACCTAAGAATGTCATAGTACCAACTGCTTCTGATTTAATATTCATTGTTGTTGCTGCTTGTACATTCATAGTTGTGCCAGCAATAATACTAACACTCTTAGCACATACAGCTGCAACTTGTTCCTGTGCATGTAACATTATAGTATCACTTGACCTAATCAATGCTCTATCTCCAACTTGATATGCCATACCACCACCAACAGCTATAGATTGATTACCACCTATTGATAATATATAGTTTTTATCATCAGCATCTTCTCCACTACCAACTTGTCCTAGTACAGAATTTGCAATATTAAATCCATGACCACCTCTAATTTCTTCCTCTAAGTTACCACCACCTTTTGCAGCACCAATCTTAACTTGTTCGTTCTTATGAATCTTTCTTGTATAGTCACCTTCCACCTCTAGTATATAATCACCATGTATAAATTCTCTCTTAGTACCATCAATAGTTAAATTAACATCACCCTCAATATAGATGTTAGATGAGCCAGCAATTAATTCGTAATTACTACCCACAACCTTAACTGTCTTTGTACCATCTGCAACTATTTCTTCATAAGTACCTGACTTGTGTTGTCTATGTAATCTTTCTCCACCTGGTGTATCATCTATTTCTTGTATGTGACCTGATTCAGATTCGTGTACATGATTGAAAGGATATTGACCAGTGGCTGTACCTGTATCTGCTACACCTCTAGGATGTGGTTCATTGAATGTACTTCTTTTTTCCGCGGAAGTTTGTGTTGAAACTTTGTCTAAATGTGGTTTGGTTGCAGTATCTATTAGTTCTGTTCTAAAACCTCTACGAGTAATTAGAGAATCATGATTCTCTGCATCACTTCCTCTTGCAAGTCTTGATACATCTGATTCTCCTGTCGTGTGACCAGAGTGAGATATTGTGCCAGGGTATTTTCCATTGGGGTCATTGAAACCTTTTGATGTGTCTGCAGCAGATGCTGGAACACCAGGCAACGAACCCATAATTACTGGTTGTTGCTTTTCTTGTGCATCTCTAAAGAATCCGACTACCCATGTTCCTTCAGTTAAAAAGCTAGGTGAGTTTCCTAGACCTTGCATAGATGGGTCGGTCACAGGATGCATGACATGAGCCCATGGCAAATCTGCTGATGGGATTTCTAATAAATCTTCTGTGTGGTAACCTATACAACGGACTTGTACTCTACCAAGTTTTGCAGGGTCATTACGATTTTCTACAACACCAGTAAACCATACAAAGCCATCTTGGCCCATGAAATAGTTTTCACTCATGTTAGTATTTATACTACATATTACGGTAGTCTAGGTAGATATTTCCAGCAAGAACAATTCTCTCTCCAATCATGTCGACTGCCTTTGGCACTTCGTGTATGACTTGGCCAGGAAACATAATCAGTTCATCTGTCTTAGGAAAGACTTTAAGTTTTGCTTGTGGAAAATATAGGGGTGGGGCATTGTAAGGTACTTCAATATAATAAACCCAAGACCACAATGCAGGGCCATGGGTATGGGGTAGTGTATAATCATTCTCTGAATATATTGCACCCCAACAATCATATGTAAAAAATTTGTCTAGAGTTCCTTTCTGGTCTTTGACTTGTAAACTCT